CTACTATTCTAGTTAGCATTAAAGACCGCGAAGTAGTTAAGAATACAGATATACCGAATTTGAAAGCGGTTCCGTCCGATTTCATGGGGTTCGTTCCTAAGAGTGGTTATCCTATCCGCATCATTAATGGAACATTTGAAACCTATGACGGGGAAACGGTCAATCAAGTGTTTTATAGTGTACGAAAAAATCACGTTGACGAAATGGACGATACTATTCCGTTTTCTGAATTCTTTCATCAGTATTTAGTGCAGCTTATATCTTTCATGGTTAAAAAGAAGTCGCTTATGACGGATTATGCTGCCTATGATAAACAATTCATTGACTACATAACGGAACAGATTAAGGCGGCAAGAGGTATAGCATAATGGGCGTTAAACAGGTGGCAACTACAAACGGGTTCCGGCTGGGCCTTGATTGGAGCAACCCGCCGGAAAATATCGACGTGCAAGCGCTAACACAGGCGCAACAATGCGAATTCGATAGAACAGATAATGCACTCCGTACCGTTCCGGGTATTCGTATATTGTATGATTTTGGACTACCAGTAGAAACGCTATATCATGATGTGTACCGTAATAAATGGTATTTTTCTAGTGGCCGTAATTTATATGAAACTGATTTCAGCGGTAATACATTATTAGGCACATTAAATGGTACCGAACGGCCGAAATATCATGCATTTGGTGGTGATATTCTTATTGCTAGCGGCGATAAATTGCAAGCCATTTCCGGTAGTGGTAAATTATCCACTATTGAAAGTCCGGTATGTGATATAGTATCAAGTCATTCCGGGCGTGTACTGATTGCATCGACTCATTCGCATCGGTTGAATTGGTCAGCAGTTGGCGATTACAACGCATGGACTCACAATTCAAATGATGCATCTAGTGCGCAATATGTAGACGTTGGCTATAAAGACCAAGGCAGCATCATTGCGATTGATTTCTTATCTAGGGCCATAATCGTATACAAAGAATACGGGCGCGTGTATCAAGTAATTGGCACGCCAGATGCACAGAATTTAACTGTATATCCGTTATCTTCTACCGGTTATTGTAGCGGTGCAACTGTGAGCGTTGATGATCGTAGCTATTATTTAGGCAATCAAGGGTTCATGTCTTTCATGCCTACAAATACCTATGCAGAAATACAACCGTTTGAAACTGGATTAAATATCAACTCTTATCTATTGAAGTACATTACAAAAGATTGCGAAGTATGGCACATATCCAGCCGTAAGCAAATCTGGATTAAACCATATAATGGCGAAACGGTATTTATATATCACTACTTGCCACGCTATGAGGACGGGCGCGGAGTTTTCACATCAAGAAAATTCACGCATGGCATCAATGCGGCGGTGAATGTAGACAAAGAAGTATACATAGCATACGGAAATAAAATTGGTATCCTTGATGAAACGATAGATACAGATGATGCGGTACAAATTCAAACATCAATTATCAGCGGCAACAGACTGGCAACACGTCAATTTGTGTTGATTATGAACTATAACTTTGTAACGCATAATCTTATTCCCGGTCATGGTACTATTGGCATATCAAATAAGAAGCCTAAGCCAATTAACTTTTCAAGCAAGGCAACAAAAACATACTATGCGAATGAAAAGCTATATGAAGCCAAAACATTAATGAATGTAAATGAATACACTAAGGCGTATAAAATTGGCGGCGGTGCAAATCGTAATGTACAATTTAAAATCAATGTTCAAAAGGGCGCTATTTCGTTACGCCAGTTAGATTATACGTATGAAGAGGTTTAAACATGGCATATAAAGAAAAATACCCTTTGGATATAACGCCACAGGGCGATACTGTACAAGACAGTATTAAGAAAAACCGCGATGAATTATTGAACGTTGCGCAGCAAATGGAACTAAAAGCCGGCGGCGGTGGTGGTACTGGCGGCGGTGGTGGTACTGGTGGCCTACGTAATAGAGTATTGAGTGGTAAAGTAAGCAATGGTGAATTTTCATTCTTAACCGGAGATAACCTAAGCGTAATGATTGACGGCAGCCAAACGCCTGTATTGTTATCATTCGCCGACGGTTTCAACGATTACGGCGCGGTTGATTATACCCAAACGATTAACCGTAAACAAAGCGCATGGAGCCTACCGGCTAACAATACATCGTGGCTATACGTTGAACGTTCAGCATCTGGCGGCCTAACCTATGGCAGTACAACACTTGAACCGATGCGCCAGCCAAATGCACCAGCAGCGGCAACGGATAAAATGTACTACAATACCACAAACGAAAAAATGTATGTGTATACTGGCACGTACTGGAAAGAAATATTGCGCGTAGTGGTAGCGATTGCCGTTACAGATGCAACACGTGTAAAGTCAATCAAGTATTATGATCCAAATGTAAACACCGCAACAGATACCGTAATTGGTACGCGTACGGTTGACGGTAAAGCATACGCATTAACAGATATTCTTAATCAAATGGCGGAAGCTATTAAAAAGATTGCTGGTGATGCTAGTTTCACCAATAACCCAAGCCGTACACTAAAAACAATCACGGATACAGTAAACGGATTTAGTAGTGCATATTATCGCAAAACTGATACAGTAGCCGAAGCAACGCACGCGGTTCGTGCAGATACGGCTACACATGCAACAACCGCCGATACTGCTACAAACGTTGCGACGTGTGTTAAAAAGGCCGGCGATACTATGACGGGTACATTAAAGGTTCCGGGCCTTACTAATGAACCGATTGATTTAGATTATCTTGCTAATAACAAGGCTGGTTATAGCGGCTTTACATTCGGTGAATTAAATAACTACCGTATATGGGGTACTGCATATTGGGGTATTGGAGCCATGTTCCCGTGGAATACAAGCCAAGACCGTATATTAGGTACTCAGCTTTATTTTGCCAACAGTAACGCTGCATTTATTCGTTTCGATACAAATACTAAGGGCATGAATGAATGGCAACGCATCGCAACGTTTGAAAATAACAACACGTTGACGTTCCCAAATGGCGCAAAGTTAAAGGTGGAATAATATGCCTAATCTAGTACTAGAATATAACGGCCAAATTTACCGGTTCGGATTAACTACAAATGCAGCAGTAACAAACGGCCAAAATATTAAGGTTCCATTTAATGGAAGCGAATTATACGCACGTATTGGAGACGATAACACGCCGTTAAAAGTTATTAAAAACGGGCGCACGTATTCTGTACAGTATAATCCGGCTGCATTTAATAATATTTATGTAGATAGGCCGGCTAGTGATCGTTCAGAATGGCGTAACACAGTATTTTTCCCAAGTGGAAATTATCGTATCACAATAGACGGAAGCACGCGAGATAGTCGAGAAATACGCATTAATGATAGCAGAAACCTTGAAATAGTAATGAATATTATCGGTCAAGGGTATGGCAATCAGCGTTTAAAACTGACTATTAGCGGGTATTATGAAAGGCAAATACCAGCCGGAAGCAATCGTAATAAATTCAGCATAGAACGAATAGGGGATTAATGATGCAACTTGAAAGCCTTGAAAGCATGATTAAAGACTATGAACGGCGCACGGGCGAACGTGTTAGTCTTGAAGGGTTTTATTTCGATGAAAATAATAACTACAAAGACAAATACAATTACTATTTCAAATGGTTCCCTAATGCTGGGTTCTTATTCTGGACTATCAACGAACATGACGGCCAACGGTATTTCACTATCTGGCAAACATACGGCGATATGAAAGTAATAGGCAAGTACATCGTGGAAGTTATGAAAATGAATGATCTTGATGTAATTGTAACGGCAACACATCGAAGCGTGCGCGGTTTCATTAAAAAGTGGAACATGGAACGCGTTCTATCTATGGACTATACCTATAATGGGTTTAATTACAAAGTACTGAAAACGGTGCGAAAACACCTTGAAGCGACTTTGTAGAAAGGAAAAGCATGTTTAAATTTGACTTGCAATTATTTGGCGGCGGCGGTAAAAAGTCGAAGGTAAGCAGCATTGATGCCAAACTACCTACGGCAACGGCCGACGAAAAGCAACTATTACAAGGCCAAATGGATTGGATTAATAACACCAATCGAAGCGCCAACACCTTGCAAGGAATGGGCGATGCGGCCTTGAATAACGTGATAACGCCAGAATACGGCAATATGTATAATTCGTATTTAGGCGCTAATCGTGGCAATCAAAATGCAATCGGCGCGTTACAAAATCAAGTTTCTACGGCTGGGGCCAAGAATTTGACTGATAACACGCGGTATGCAAATCAGTTAGCGGCCAGCGTTGATGCAATGAACAACGGCGCAAGCCAACTGGCTAACGAATATAACGGCGCTTTACTGCAAAACCAAAATGCAATGGCTAATATTACAAACGGCCAACTACCTACAGGCTATGCAGATGCTAGACGGCAAGCGTTAAACAATGATTTACAGGCAACTGTAGGCAATGCAGTTTCTGGCCTAGCAAGTCGCGGTATTGTGAATTCATCTATTACAGATAATGCATTAAATGATATTAGCAAGAACGCATCCAATACACTTGCGGCACAATATTCAAATGATTTAGGCCAAGCGGCTGCACTTAATACGCAAGCGCTTAATAATAATTTAAGCGGTATCGGTGCGAAAATGGGGTTATGGGGTAATACCTACAATAACAACCAAAACGGCATTATTAATCAAGCAAATCTAATGAACCAAGGTTATGCAAATCAGATGAATAACGCCGGCACCGCAGCGGGTTTAGTAGGTCAACGCGAAGGGTTAGCGCAAAACCCTATTAATACAGGCGCAACAACACAAAGCGCGGCAATTCAACCGGCCAAAGATTACTACTCTATGAGCCAGTTAAATAACGCGGATCAAGAAGATTTACTTAATAGATTTATGTCATTACGCTATGGACTAGCACAACCAGCACAAACAATGGTTAAGCAAGGTTCTGGCGGTTTCTTTGGAGGGCTTATGAAAGGTTTTTGTTTTGTAGCTGGTACTGAAATTGCAACACCAGAAGGCGGCAAGGTTATTGAAACGTTTGTAAATGGTGATACTGTTATTACGTTGGGTGCGGTTAATGATGTAATTGCATTGCATGATATGGGCGAAAAAGAAACACATCGCCTTGAAACTGTATCCTTTGGCGTAACAACAACAGGCACGGAAAAAGTATTGACTCCGGAAGGCTTGAAATTAGTTAGTGAATTGGTAGTTGGCGAAGTTATTATGACGGTTAACGCTTATGAACCGGTTACACTCAGCGAAGCAACTGGCAATACTGAACATGTATACGAATTGCAATGTACTGGCGATAATCTATTCTATGCTAACGGCATTATGGCGGAAGGCATCAATGAAGATGAATTGAAAGCTATTGCAGATGCAGCGGAAGAAACACCGGAAGAAAAGCCAGCTAAAAAAACAACTAAAAAATCCAGCAAGAAAGATGAACCAGTAGAGGAAGCAACCGAAGAAGTAGAGAAAGTAGAGGAATAACACAATGGGCGTTATCTACGTAAAAGATTTTGAACCATGGGCGGCGTTAGGCGAATTAGCTGGTCAATATTTCTCTCATCGTTTAGGGGCATTGCAGAATAACAAAATGGCTAAAGGCTATCAAGCAATGCTAGGCGGTGGCGGTGGTGGCGCTGGCGGGGAACAAGACCCGAACGCGCTACAAGTTATGGATAATAATAACCGCATGGCTGGAATGGGTATGCAACAACCTAATAGCGCCGGTCAAATTAACCAGTTATTATCTAATTCCAATAACACATTTGCTAATAACTTAATGCAAAAGAATAATATCGGATTATGGGGCGGTCAAAATCCAGCCGCACCAGCACAACCGATGCAAGCTAACACAGATGCACCGGCTAACCCTGTTACTGATCAACGCTTTAACGCTTATATGAATGAGCCAAGCCCTACATTACAAAAGCAGTTGCAAGCACAGGCACCACAAACACCAGCGGCGCCAGCGCAACCGCAACAAAACACGGGGTTATGGAATTTTCAAAATCTAAATAATACTGGTATTAATACAGGGGTACCGCAATCATACCAAGAAATGATGCAACAAAGACAAAACGCACCTTTTCATGGGGCGCCCAATTCGGCCGTAAATGGTAACGCCGATGCGGATAAAGCGCCGGGCCAATACTCTATACCAGATAAAGCAAGCGTAACAAGCGAAGCACGTAAACAACTAGGGGCTAATACGTTAGCCCTAGTTAAAGCCGGTTTTGATTTTAAGACCGCGCAAGGTTTAGCCAGCGAACAATACCAAACTGACGTTAATAATATGTACATACAACAAGTCAACGAATATCAAGAAAAAGTGCTTGAACCAATGCGCCAGCAAATCATGAATAGCCTTGTATTTACACAGGATAAAGACGGCAACCCGGTTGTAGATACCTATAACACAAAACGGGTTAAAGGGTTAGCGCCAGCCGTTGCAAGATACAATTATCTAGCCGGTAAAGTTGGCGCTGGTACTATTGATATGAATAACTTGAATTCTATTGCGGCACTTGATAAACCTGATTATAAATTTAGTAGTGCGCAAAACGGCCATATTGTACGTTACAACATGGGCGACGGTACTATTCAAGATATGGGCGGTTATGGCAAGGTTGAAACAAAACAATTTGCGAACGGTCAAGTTATTGTTATGACGCCAGACGGCCAAATGAAAAATATAGGTAATTTCGGGGCGAAAAATATCAAGGTTATGCCGGACGGTAAAACGTATATTGTTGGCACAGACGGCAGCATGAAGTATGTAGGTACTCACGTTAAACCGGCAACGGCTACACAGTCCGGCACTAGCGGATATAATGCGCAAGTATTACGTACGTTATCCGCTCAACATACCGCATGGGTGAAAGCTAACCCAGATAAAGCAGAAAACGAAAGCCCTTATTACGGGCAATTACAAAGTGCGTTAAGTGGTGCGCCTACTGCTGGCGGTGGTGGTGCTGCTGGAACGCCAACAGTTAAAAGGCAGCCGACTTATTCAAGCGAAGAACAAGCAGCAATTTCTAAACGCATGAATGAACTTTCAGCGCAAGGCTGGAGTGATGATCAGATTGCGGCGGAACTTGATGCGGCCGGATACGGTCAATATAAATCGTGGTTAAAGTCTTATTAAATATAAAGGGGTAGACTATGGGTGCGTTTGATGATATTACAAGCCAATACGGTAAGGCAGCTGGAAACGGTAACGCCTTTGAAGATATAACAACCGAATACGGTTATGACGTAGGCAACGCGCCCAAGCCTACGTTTTGGGATAGCGTTAAAAATAATGCCGAATATGTTGCTAATGGCGTTAAAAACAATATTGAATGGATTGATAAAACCGGCAAAGAAATTAACGACAATGTAGGTAATACCTTAATGGCGTGGAAAGATGATGTAGTAAAAAAATCAAATAATTTAGGTAATGAGTATTCTAAAAGTGCTGCTAATGCGATTGATGCTAATGGCGATAACTTTTCTAAATTTGATGATAATGGGGAGTTTATCGACGAATATTCTACGCCGGGGTTAGGTAAAGCGCACGTAGAAACATATAACGCCGCTGTTGGCAAGCCGGCCGGATATCTGGCAATTACGCCGTACGTTCCACCACCGGTGCGAATAGCTGCTGGCGTTCTTGCCGCGCCTACGATTGCAAGTGATACGGTTGATATGTATAACGCCAATGCAACCGCAGAAAACGAAGGAACGGCACCGGACGGATTTTTAGGGAATAAATATGTAGCTACGGCGAAAAATCTTATAGTAGACCCTGTGGCCGAGCCAGTAGAACGCTTAATTGACGACCCGGGGGAATTCGCTAAAAATATAGCCATGAACCCTACTAACTTATGGGGCGATGTATTTTTACCGGCTGCCATGATACACGGGGCAACACCTAAGAAGGTAAGCGGCGCAATCGGTGAACGTGTAGGACGTGCAGCGGAACACATCAAAGAAAAGGCATCTAACGCATTTGAAGATATTGGCGAACGTTTCACAAAAGATGCGCCAAAACTTGAAGAGGGCGTTATGTATAATGCCTTTGATGATGTACCAGTACCAGAAGAACCAATTAACACAGTAGAACCGCGCGAATACTCCGAAGGCGGTTTAAGCGGTCAACCTATGGAAGGTGAAACCGGTAACATTCAAGCGGATATATATAACCGATACCGCATGAATGGATTGAGCGACGTCGAAGCGGCTGGCATGACTGGTAATATCGGCGCCGAAAGTAGTTTTAGTACAACGGTTACAAGTGGCGACGGTTACGGTTCCCGTGGTTTGGTTCAATTTACTGGCGATAGATTGAACGGCGAAAAAGGTTTATTGAAATTTGCGGAAAGTCGCGGGTTAGATCCGTGGGACTGGAGGACGCAAGTAGATTTCAGCGTATGGGAATTGCATAATACTGAAAGCGCTGCACTTGAAGCAATGCGCGCACGCCCAGATGCAACACCGGAAGAAATGGCCGTTATCATACGAAAAAATTATGAAAGACCAGACCCAGCAGTTGCACATGATGATGTGCGGGCGCAAATTGCTAAAGAAACATTCGACGGCAACTATGGTAAATATGAAAATAGGCCACGTGATAATACATCGTTTAAAGATAATACGCTAGACCCTAATTATCGAAACTATGAACAACCATTCAAAGATGAGTTTATAGAAAACGAAAAATCTGTAAATGGTGAAGAACCACATACCGATTTAAACAGTTTTGTAGAAAATACCGATAAAAAACATGTTAAAAACGAAAATTTAGGTATAAACTATCAAGGCGAAGGCGAAACGCCCCGTACAAGCGAAATAAATGAATTTCAGCCGAAAGACCGCATAAATACTGACTTTGTAGAGGGTGAAAAACCTAGAGTTGAAGAAAAAGCACTTGAAAATGATGCAAATACTCAATTTAGGTATGAAGAAGATGCACCAAACGAAAGTTTACGAAATGCACTTGACGATTTACCGCAAAAAGCAAAAGAAACTATCATAAACGAATTAAAAAATGATGCATCTGAACCACGATATACCGAATTAGAAAATAAAGTAAATTCTAATACGGAAATATTGAAAGATTTAAACAAAGCCACAAAGCCAGATATTTCCAAAACGGAAATTGATGCGGTGAAGGTTCGATTATCTGAAAGCCTAGATGTACCAGTTGAACGATTGAACAACGAATACATGGAAACGGTTCGCCGTGATCGTGCTGCCGAACTAATTGCAGATACGCAAGAATTGAAGTTGATGCAAGCAGAACCGGCAGAAGGTGGCGTGAGCAAATACGCGCAGCAACCTAGCCAGCTATTAGACAATGCAACGCATGAGCAAGTACGCGATGCAGTTGTAAAAGCCTTTGACGGCAACGAAGCCATGGCGAATAGATACATGGAAAGTAAAGGCGTTAGACCTACGGAATCGCTACAATATAGCGTTAAAGGTAATGAAACGCCACATACTGGCATTGATGAAGTAGGGCGGTTAGGCCGAAGCGTAACACGTAAGGAAATTCTTGATGCGGTTAATAACCTATTTAATCAACGTGTTAAAAGTGGCCGATTGGGTCGTCCTAACGTCCGCGGCTGGTATAACACTAAAACCGATGTAATTCGTAGCGGTAATTATGGCGAAATTCCAGTTATCATGCACGAATTAGGGCATTATGTAGATAATTATTTCGGTTTCAGTAAAGATGCACGGTTTAATAACGAATTTAACGGCGTAATTCAAGACCGGTTCGGTAAAGCATACAATAAATTAGGTATGGACGGTATACGCGGCGAAGGTTACGCAGAATTTTTCAAAGATTATGTAAGTGATCGCGCGAAAGCCAAACGCGAATTTCCGGAATTCTATAATCACTTTACGGAAGCAATTAAGAATGAACCAGAATTGAACGGTATAACTAATAAATTATCGCAACTGGTTCATGAATGGCACCGTCAAGGCGGGGCGGAACGTATCAAAGGTAGTATTTCGTTTGAAAGTAAAGGTAAAGTAAGCCAAGCTATTGATGCGGTTAAACGTGGCGAAGCTAAAGACGTAATTAAAAAAGCATTAAATGATGTATACACAAAAGCCGTTGATGAATTAAACCCGTTGAAGGATTTAGTTGAAGAAGTTGAACGCCAAACAGGCGAAAAAATTGCCTTTGACGATAACCCTTATATGCAAGCGTGGTTAGCACGTGGCTGGGTTGGTAAAGCTGAAACACTTATTGAACACGGTGCACCGGAACATGGCATCAAATCGTTAAAAGATATTTTAAAAGGCATAGGCGAAAAGGAACATAAGGAATTCTCCGCATATCTTGTAGCCTTGCACGATTTAGACCTACACAAAAACAAACAAAAAGCAACGTTTGATTATACCGAAGATGCTGCCGTATTAGGTAAGCACGCCGGAAATGAACGCTTTCAAAAGGCAGCAGTTGCAATATATAAATATCAAGATTACATGTTGCAAATGTTAGTTAAAGAAGGCATGTTGACGGCTAAAGCATATCATACAATGCGTAAAATGTATCCGCATTACATTCCATTTTTCCGCGACATGTCAGATGCTGGCATGCAATCGTTCTTATCTGGCGGCAAGGGTTTTGTTGATGTATCTAGTCCGGTAAAACGTTTTAAAGGTAGCACGCGCGATATTATAGATCCGTTGGAAAGTATCGTAAAGAATACGTTCCAATTCTATAACGCGGTAGAACGAAATCACGTTGGGCGTACATTTGCCAAACTTGCCGATAAAAACGGCGTAGGGCAAATAGTGGAACGTGTAAACGGTAACAAAGCGGCAACAGATAATACCTTTAACGTTTGGGAAAACGGCGAAAAAGTAACGTATGAAACAACGCCGGAACTTATTCAAACGATGCGCATGTTAGATAAAGACCAATCAAACATGGTTGCAAAAATCTTGTCATATCCGGCCAACTGGTTACGCGCTGGTGCTACATTATCACCAGAATTTATCTTGCGGAACCCTGTACGCGATATGATAGGCGCATCTATTTATTCCAAACATGGGTTTATTCCTGTAGTCGATACTTTTAAAGGTCTATCACTATTCCTTAAAAAAGGTGAATTATACTGGGAATATATGAAATCCGGCGCAGCACATGCGGCAATGGTTTCGTTAGACCGCGACTATTTAGGCGGCCAATTACGCGATATTATGAGCCGTGAAAGTAAGGTTACTAAACTAATTAAAAACCCTATTGAAGTGTTACGTGCTATGAGTGAAGCAACAGAAATGGCAACACGATTGGCGGAATTTGATAATGCGCGAAAGGGTTATACTGGGGTTGGTAATCGCCTATTCGGTAAAGATAGAAAGCCTTTAACTGCAAGAGAAGCAGCGCTTGAAAGCCGTGATATAACGCTAGATTTCAGCCGTAGGGGTTCGCATGTTAAAAAGGCAAATCAAGTAATAGCCTTTTTTAATGCTACAATTCAAGGCGCCGACAAAATGGCGCGTGCTTTTAAAGAAGATCCGCGCGGTATGACGGTTAAAACAATGTTATATATTACGTTACCAAGTGTTTTGCTATGGTACATGAATAAAGATGATGAACGTTACCAAGAGTTACCGCAATGGGAAAAGGATACATTCTGGATTATTCCGGGCAAAGAAAATATGTATCGTATTCCTAAGCCTTTTGAAGCCGGCGTGTTATTCGGTACATCGTTTGAACGTATGTTACAGTATTTTGACGACGCCAAAAACAACCGTAAAGGCGTAGGCTTTAAAGGGTTCGGTGATAGGGTAATTGATAGCCTTGCACCTAGTTTTATGCCTACGGCTATGATACCGGTTGTTGAAGCTATGACGAATTACTCTTTATTCAGACAACGGAATATTATTCCACAATCTCAAGAAAACTTACCGGCACACCTACAATATGGCGCAAATACAAGCGAAGTTGCAAAATTCGTAGGCGATAAAATCAACGTTTCACCGTATATTGTAGATAATACAATAAGAGGGTACGGCGGCGGCCTTGCTGGGTTGGGTTTAAGCGCTATTGATGCGGCATCTGGTGCAAAAGAAAACAATGCATCTAAAAAATGGTACGAAGCGCCGGGGTTAAGAGGGTTCACGGCGGCACCTTATCAATCGTCTAATAGCGTACAACGTGTATATGATGATTATAAGGAACAAGAAAAATTGCATAATGAATTTAAACTAACAGGGCAGCGGCCAGACGGATACGATGCCAAAGAATTCGCAAAACTCAAAAAT